GGTGGTCAACTGCCCGTCAACCCATGCTGTCATCTTCGCGTTCACTTCCGGTACGGGGAGACATGGCATGGTCCTCACATCCGTCGCTTTCTCCAACAACTCAATCCAATGGACTAAGTCACCCTGATCCACTCCCAGGGCTTCAGCAACGAGACCTGCCGCGTTCTCCACACCGTCGGTCGGCCAAGGACGGGCACGACACTCAACATCTCGCCACCAATAAGGAGCATCAACCAAATCCGCAGTATCAAACGTTCGCGCTAGGCATCGTTGGTATGCCTTACACCAGTGAGAGATCCCAGGTGTAACAGGATCAGTAACTAGATACGCTGACGTCTTTAAATAACCGCAATGGTCAATCTCCATTGTCAGATTCACTGTAGTGTGGATCTTGGCAAGAGCACGCAATGGATCAGCAAATGATCCGGGGGTCGTCCAAGGGTCAATGAAGACCCGAGACAAGAACTGGACGGGGCGTCCAGCCACCGAGATTGCTAGTTTCAGCTCCATCCCTACAAACGCTGCAGTCCGCATGACTGTGGCGACAGCTTGTGAGTCACCAACCAAGTCACCTGAAAGCACGGAATCATCACCATAAAACAGCCCTAAATGTTTCATGGCATAAGAAGGATCATATCCCTGTTCCCGCGCTGCCGCAAACGCTATGAAGGCATTTAGCAGAGTATTCCCATCGGTTGTTAGCGGTGATCCGCTCAATCGCGAGGCTCCTGGGTCATACCGCAAGCCACCCTTGGTGTACGCTTTAGTGCGCAACTCATTGTGCAACAACTGCGTTAACTCTCCCCAATGGCGCTCACTCACCCATCTCAAATAAGCCGCGAACTCCACGTTCCGCCTTAACCACTCAGTAACACGCGCATCCCAGCGCGAATAATCACCCTGACCTAAGCACACTGACTGCCCAGCAACACGCATCATAGCCTGCGCAATCTCATCCGGGGTGTGGCATGGCATATACCAGTCACACTCCTTAAGACAATCGCGTTTAAAGGCAAGCGTGTATCCAGACAGCAACAACGTGTGCATAGTTGGTACAGATGATATGTTACGAGGGTCATTTGGAACAGTGTACGCCTCCCGTTTCTGGAAGGCTGAAACAACCA